AAATACTTATATATTACAAAGTATTCCTAAATATAAAGATAAATATTTATCAAAAGAAAATGAATTATCTTATGATGAATATCATACATTTTTTGATAGTATGTTAGGAAAAAATAAGAATATTTATATTACAAACATAATTTATGAGTATATAAATAAAAAATGAAATTATAATATATAAAATTTATAATAAAAATGCAAACAGGTATTATATCTTTTGGAGATAGAGTAGCTTGGAATATTAAATGTAATTTTACAAAAGATATTATATTAAATGAACTTCTAAATTTATATAACGTAAGAATTATACAAAAACATTATTATGTTATTGATGATAATAATATTAAACATTTAAGTAAAGCCCCGCATTTAATTTCATTAAGAACAAATGGTAATAAATATTATATATATTTTAGTACTTATAATGATGTGCCTATTATCTATTTTATTGATATGAAAATTCATACTGGTTATGAAAAACCGAGAATTATATTAGGACGTGGATTATTTGACAAATCATTATTTAAGAATACATTACTTGATGGTGAAATGATTAAAACAACTGATAATAAATGGGTATTTATAATAAATGATATTATTGCTTATGAAGGTAATAAATTAGATAATGTTATTTTACCAGAACGTTTAAAAATAATATATGATATATTAGAAAAAAAATATACACCTGATAATATTTGCGATGTTTGTTCTTATAAAGTAAAAAGTTATTATCATTTATCTAAAAAATCTTTGAATGAATTATTGACAATTTCAAAAGAATTAAATTATACTTGTCGAGGTATTTATTTTTCTTCTTATTATATCAAACATAAACCAAAATTATTTAATTTTAATGAAGATATTATTATAGCAGTTCATAAAAAAATTAAAGATACAACTGAATTTAAAGAATTAGTTCCAAAGAAAGATGTTGTTATTAATCAACCCATTACAATTCCAACAAATATATTATCTACATCAAATATAATTCCTGAACCAGCTATTAAATCAAATTATAAAGAATTATGGATTTCTAAAACAGATGATCCTGATATTTATAATGTTTATGATAATCATAATATTTTAACATCAAATAAGATAGGTGTTGCATTTATTGGTACACTTCAAGAAAGTATTAAAATTAGAAATATTTTTAAAGATAAAAGTACTACTATTACTATTAAATTTAAATGTACTTATAATGAAAAATTTAAGAAATATAAACCTATCGAGCAAATTATTTAAAAAAATGATTTAATGATTTATATAAATAAACATTATAATAGATGTTTTGCAACAAATATGGTAGCAAATTTTGATGAGGTTAAATCATTTGAAACTATTCAACACCAAAGGGGGCTTGCTGGTGTACCAATGGAAACATCAGGAGACGTAACCCGTGAAGAAATTAAAAGAATTTGCTTTCAATTGTGGGGTATCTTTAAAAGATATTTGTATGATTTAAAGCAATCTAGCAATATTACTGAAGAAGAATATCGCCCTTTTTCACAAGATCCACCAGAGCAAATAACAGAGTATATGTTAAATACAGGAATACCATATTTTTATGCATTAGTTGGTATTAAGAATTTGAAAAAATATATAGATAAAATAGATATAATAGTTGGCAATCTTGAAAGATTAACAAGAGAAAATTTTAAAGAAAAAGTGGATAAGGCCAGAGAAAATTTATTATCCAAATCGGATACTGCAGCACCACAATCTCCTCCCCCAGATTCACCTTCTGGATCAACAACTGACGAAGTTGCATCAACACCTGGTTCATCACCTGTTTATGAACTATCACCTGAAGCAAAACAAATATCACCTTCTTCACCTCCAGCAGCTAACTTATCATTTGGAAATGAACCTGCATTCAAAAATGTATGTGACATGTTATTTCCTAAAGATGAGTTAAAAAGAACACTAAGCGGTACTACAGTTTTAGAAACTTTTGGTCAGAGTTTGCCTGTTTCTGCAGTTAGTGATGGTTTTTCATTAATTGTGGAAGGTTTAGAAAGAGGATTTGAACGTATACCACCCAGTGTACCTGCTATGTTAAACCAATTAGGGGATACATATCCAAAAATAAAAACCAAAATAAACGAAAATTTTGAAGATAAAAAAAGAAATACATGTGACTTATATACAAATTTAAAGGATGCTTTTAATAGAAATACATATATATTGATGTATTTTAAACAACTTGTTGGAAAAGAGTATGAAGATACATATATAAAGGCTTTTCCACCAACATCACGATCATTATTTGAAGGAGGTTCTAAAAATAAAAAAATAACACGTCGTCGTAAAAAACTTCGTAAAAATACAAAAAATAATAAACGCGTTAATCAAACGTTAAAACGTTCGGTTCATTAAATGGACAAGTTCGTCATATTGGATTCCAAAATGTTGGCTACATGCTTTTATTCCATGTATTTTACAATAACGATACAAATCCGACCACGAGTTTCCTCCCTGAATATCATACACAAATTTTTGAAAAACACTGCCATATATCCACGCATTATTTTGTTTCTTTTTCATAATTTCATCATATAATTTGTACAATGGAAGTCGGTTTAATTTTCTCCAATCTGGCCTTGTAACTGGTTTAGAATATTCGCGAACCAGTGCAAGAGCTAGCGTAGGAAGATTCATGATGTATAATCTTAAAATTGAAAAAAATATATTTCAATTTTAAAAGTATCTTGAAAGATTATAGCTAAATTTGTATATAATATCGTAACACACTTTTAATTGTATACCATATTCATCACTAGTATTTTTCAATCCATGATTTAATGAATGTGTATACAACTCAAACCATTCATAATTATTTTGTGTATTATGCATAAATCGTTTATATAGCATATATCGCCTATCTTCTTTCATAATCCTTATTTTTTTAATTTCTTGATATAAATCGCCAACACAAATCCATTTCCGAAAACGCCAATCTGGCGGTGTCAATGGTCTAGAATATTCGCGAATAAGTATAAGTGCCCGCGGTGGAAGGTTCATTTTATAAAGTTAAAAAATAAAGGTTGACTCAATTTTTATATATAAGGTATCGTAATATTTTTTCGTTTATACCAGATGCAATACTCGTTGCATGTATTCCGTTTTCAAGAGTGGATAAATATAATTCTACACCGCCTAAACCACGTTGAATGTTTCTCATGAATATTCGTTTGTACAATTTGAATCGTTTGTGAGTCTTGGTAACTTTTAATCGTGCAATATCTTTGATCAAATCAACGACACAAATCCACTGCCGATCGCGCCAATCAGGTGGCGTCATTGGCTTAGAATATTCGCGAATGATGGTGAGGGCACGTGTAGGTAGATTCATCTTTTTGATCATACAAAAAAATAAATGTGGGTTCAATTTTTAATGTAGATTTTTATTTCGTAATCGGAAAACCCGATGTATTTGACAATCGTGTTTTTGTCCACTTTTTCATCGTCTGGATCCCAATGTTCAATTACTTTGAATGTAATATGAGAAACAGGTTTGTTACCATCATCGGTGACTTGCAAAACTTTCCACATTTCAAAATCTATGCGGTAAGTAATAGATTTGTCTTCCAAGCAGAAATCAATAAATTTGCGAGCCGACATTGTATTGTATATGAAGTTATCTATGTTATAAATTTATTTCAATTTTTAAAATTATCTTTTGCATATCCAATAACGGCACATGCAATACGTTTGCCTGCATTTCCAGTTTTAAGACTTTCTTCATTATCACCTTCTCCGCAATCATCTTCATCTTCGTGAATAATTAATCCTCGTCCAATAATATTACATTTAAATCCGCGTAATTTTATTACATCGTCGTAATAATAATACTTTGCTTCACCTTTTTTATTCGTTTTCAAATTTCCTAAATCACCAACATGTCGGTGTACAGAATCCTGCCCGCCATGGGTTTTATTAAATGGATTAAAATGGGCACACATGCTCATGCATGTATCGGTTAAATCTCCCGCTTCATGAACGTGAAATCCGTGTAATGAATTTGGTTTTAATCCTTTCAAGTTTACATCAATACGAACTGTATTGTCTTGTTCAGTAAATTTAACATATCCATTTATATCCGACGTAAATACGGCAATGGCAACAGTCATAGTATATCATTTATAAAATATTTAATAAGATGTAATTTAAAAAAATATAATTATTTATAATTCTAATATCCATTCATAATATTCGTTTTCTTCTACATAATATTTAATTAATCTAAATTTGGTTGTACTATTCAAAAAGTTTCTTGCACAATAATAAAAGTTCATGTGTTTTCCTTTTGCGGATTGATAAGAGAGAGTGTCCAACAATTCTTCTCCGTATTTTTGAATATAATCGGTATTTTTATATTCAAAAACGCCAGGAAATTTACATCGTATAAGGTCATTGTAAAAATGGCTATATGGAGTGTTAGAATATTTTATACGACGTAATTCATGTTGAATTTGCGATATAACTGTTTTCATGATAGGAGATTGTTGAATAAGTATGGCATGATGTGACCCAGATCGCCAATCTGGTCGCGTAAGTGGTTTGGAGTATTCGCGGATAATTTGCAACACATCATCAGGAAGCTCCATTTTACATCTTATATAAAAATAATTGTAATTCAATTTTTATACTAACAATTCTGATTTATTTATTTGTATTTTTTTTAACCTATTTGATAATATATATCCAGTAGAAATTGTAAATAATACTAAATCGGCCGATCCTCTAATTAATAATGGCATGTCTGATTTCATCTCACTGTAGGTAATCCATAAAGAAGATGAAATTATATTCATACTAGAAAAAAGTAAAGATAATGGATTCGTAGATTTTTTGGTGTACAACAAATACATGAAAATAAATCTACTTGAGATTGAAATAAAAGTAGCAGAATAGGCTATAATTAATTCAGTTGCCATACTCTGTAGTAAATGCTATATCTTTTAATCATTTCAAAGACAATCTGTTATATAATATTGTTTGATAGATTCCGACCATTCATAACAATGAATTTTTCCTACAATGTATTTAATTAATTTTAATTTTTTCGTTTCTACCAAAAAGTTTTTTGTGTAATAATAAAAATTAATATATTTTTCTTCGTATAAATATGATTTTCCTATCATAAATGCCAACAAGTCTTCTCCATAGTCTTGGATATAATTGGATATATCTGAATCTATAATTCCTGGAAAGTTACGTTCTGTCATTTCATACAATATTCTATCGTGTCTATTATTATTTTTATATAATATCGTATTCGTCAAAAATTGTCGGATTCCTATAGTTAGATTTGTAATATAGTTTGATTCTAAAAATAGGGTGGAATGTGGTGCTCCATCTCGCCAATTCGGACGCGTAAGTGGTTTAGAATATTCTCGGATAAGTGCAACAGCACGTTGCGGCAACATTGTTGACGTCTATTCAAAAAAATAAAGTGAGTTCAATTTTATACAAGTACCCATTCTAAATAATATTGTTTTTGCACAGTATAGTCAATCAACCTGAATTTCTTTGTATTTACCAAAAAGTTTCTTGCATGATAATAGAAATTTAGATGTTTTCCGTTCATAGATTCGTACGACAATAGTTCTAGTAATCGTTCGCCATATTCTTGAATGTAATCAGTGCCAGTATATTCATAAATACCAGGAAAATTGCGTTCTACTATATCATATGATTTTTTCCCCCAATTTGTAAAATTAATATCGTACCTATAATCCAAGCTACGTTGAATTTCGTTAATAATTCTTCTCATGGGAGGCGAGTCTTTTATCAACGCGGCAAGACTTGTTCCATAACGCCAGTACGGATTTGTAATTGGTTTAGAATATTCTCGGATGAGCGAGAGAGCACGTACGGGCAACATGTTTGTTACCCATAAAAAATAAAGATTGGTTCAATTTTTTAAATACTTGTATTCATAATAATTTCGGAAATGCAATACCAAATGTTTAGTATCTTTTAAATAATATTTTGCGTACAAGTAAAAATTGGCATAAGAAGGTTTGTCTAAATAGGGATGTGTATAAATCAATAACAATTCTCCATAAGTTTGAATATAATTGATTCCAGTATATTCAAAAATGTGGTTGAATGTACGTTTAAATCGTTCACATGAATACGGGTTACCATTTTCAATAGTGAGTTGATATTTTATTGTTTTATTAATATAAACCATGATGTTAGATGTCAAAATCAAGAAAGCAGTCGGTGAGCCATTACGCCAATCAGGACGGGTTAAAGGTTTAGAATATTCGCGAATGAGTATAATAGCACGTTTAGGCAACATGTGTAACGTCCATTCAAAAATAAATAAGGTTCAATTTTAATGCATAGGAATTAGATAATTTTGTGCGTAAGAATAAAAATTGGTAATGGGAGGTTTATAATAAAATGGATATACGAATGTTAATATTTCTTCTCCGAAATGTTGAATATAATCGTATCCTGGATAATTAAAAATATTTCCATATTTACGTTCTAACTCTTCTACTATTTCTTTACTACCGAATAATTCTATACTGTTTAATTCAAATTTGATATTAATAATAATAGATTGCATGATATACGATTGTTTAAATAGTTTAGCATGTTTGGTTCCAGTTCGCCAATTAGGGCGAGTTAGTGGTTTAGAATATTCGCGAATCAATTGAATAACATATTTAGGAAATTTCATTTTATTATATTTATATAATATATGGATTTTTTAGGAAATTTGTTAGGAAACAAGAAGGCTCCCGAAGCTCCAGGACCAGAACCTAATCCTAATTTGGGTCAATATGTCAATTATGGTCCTTCAGGCGATGCACAGGTAGGTCCAGGATATAAAGAAGCTGAAGCTAAATACTACAAAGATCATGACGAATGGAAAGGGAAAAAGGATGCATATGATGCATGGCTTAGAACTCAAGTATCACGAGGTGGTAGTCGGAGACGACTTAGATCGCGAAAACAGCGAAAAAATAAAAGACTTTCACGCCGAAGATAATAATTAAAATATAAAGAATATATTCTATTATACTAAATGGAATATATTTCATTGTTTGATTTAATAGAGTATGAACAATGCAATGTTAAATCGCAATATATTCATTTATTATCTTATTTAACAAGTACCTACGATTTAACATTGGAAGAATTTAATAAAAAAATACGCGATATTTCCAACATGGGAATAATTATAGTTTGCATTTTACGAGAAACTACAGGTATCCGAGTATTAGGTTCTGGAACAATTATCATTGAACCCAAAATAATTCACGGAGGTAAAAGTGTCGGACATATTGAAGATGTAGTTGTTCATCCTGATTATAGAAATCAAGGGATTGCCCAAACTATTTTAGATAAATTGGTAGATTACAGTAGAGGCGATTGTTACAAAGTCATTTTAAATTGTAATCCCAATATGGAACAATTTTATAATCGGGCTGGTTTTGAAAAAAAGTGTATTCAAATGACATTATTACATCCACTTCAATCTACATAATATTTTTCAACTAGTGCAAATATCTTGTCTATTTCGGCATCGGTAGAACACTTTTCCAATTCTTGCTGCAATTCTTCCAACACATCCAAGTAAATTCCATACGACTTCATGTGATGAATCATGTGTGTTCCTTGCTGTAGTTTGTTATTGAAATTGAGTGAAACCCA